CCCCCGTAGGGGATCTTTCTAGGCGGCCCTTCCGGGGCCTAGTGTTAATACTCTTATGGAGAACGTTATGGCTACCGAGATGGCAACCTTTGTTCAGCAACTCGCTGAAGACTCTCGCGTCGAATACTCCTGCGAAGTCGTTGAGGGGCTCTTGTCAGAGTTCACTCGCTGGCTTCATCAGGGCCTCGTTACCAACGAGGAGTTCGTCGCGCTAGCGTCGTCCTTAGGCGAGAGTCCTTCGTGGACTCTCTACAAGGGCGACGGTCTGCCCGCCTGGGCTCAGAAGAGGATCTTCCTCTCTTTGAGAACTGGCGGTTTCCGCGCGAGCTAGCGCGCACTAGGAGGCCTTGATGTTTCAAAAACTCAAGGCTCTGCTTGGGTGGCTTCTGCGTCGCCCTTCCAGGGCCGCCGAAGAAGAGCTGGGACAGCTCGTGAGTTGGGAACCAGTTCCTTACTCATTCCACATCGACTGGTATGCGCCCTCTCCGCGAGGGGACCGCTACCTGTTGACCAAGGACGACGGGCTCTCGCCCGCCCGCGCTCGCGAACGCGGTGTTTGTCGTCTCCTTGTCCGGCGCAAGCCGTGACGACCGGTAGTTGGAGTCGGGGCGACCCGACCCTACCCACTACTCCCGGTGGGTTCTACTGGGCGAAGAGTTGGACCGGGGCTGATCGCACGCCCCTCCCGAAACCCCCTCTCGAAGTCACAGAAGTGTGCACTAACGAAAGGCGTTGGGTTGCGCCTCGCAAGAGGTGCCGCTACAACCGTCACGGCAAGATGGTATGCCGGACGAAGCCAGGGTATTGGAAGTCCTACAAGAGGTGTCGGAAGCAAATCATGCGACCCGCCTCTGGAGGTCCGACGGGCACGTGGCGTCCTCCTAAGAGGGCCTACGACGTCCCGCACGCGTATTCGATGTCTGAGCGTTATGCTCGCGAGTACGCGACGACGTTGGTCATTAAGACGTGTCCAGGCCCGGGGTGTTCTCCGGCGGTCTCGACTCAACCTGGGGTCCTCTTCCGAGACCTCGGGTACCCGAGTTGGATCGCCTCCACCCTTATAACAGCTAACGATAAGCTCAAGCTTATCAACAAGCTGCGCGAGAAAATCAACGGCTCGGATTTTAATCTGGCTGTGATGCTCGCAGAAACCCTCGAGTCTTGCGATATGATCAGCGCGACTGCTAAGAAATTGGCGCGCGCCTACGCATTTGCGAGGCAAGGGAGGTGGGTCCAGGCTGCTCGAACGCTCTCTGACGGCCCTGTGCCGCAGAGGATCCGTTCCGCGCGGGAGCGCGATCCGATATCCGGCCACTGGCTGGAATTGCAATACGGATGGCTGCCTTTACTGAATGACGTGAAAGGCGCTGCGGAGCTTCTCGCTCACCAGCTGAACGTTCCTTTTAGGAAACGGTATCACGTCCAGAGACGTATCGAGTTAACCTCGGAGCAGAAGGCGAGCAGGAGCATTCAGTCTTACTGCTGCCCTATCACGAATTCGTTCGTGCAGGCTAGCAGCGCGTCCACCAAGACGCAACTGTATGCGATCACCGCCTATGTTACCGAGGCCCAGACGATTCCTCAGCTTCTTGGCTTGACGAATCCGGCGAGCGTGTTGTGGGAGAAACTCCCGTACTCGTTCGTCGCCGACTGGTTTATGCCTATCGGCCAGTGGCTCGAAGCCCGTGGATTTGCGTCAGATCTCGTCGGGACCTTCGTGGTGTCCGACCTGCGCAAGGGCATCCGGCACGTGCCGGATTTATCCCAGTACATGGGTACTATCAATCCGGGGCAGGGTAACCCCCTTCCTTGGACCGACATCTCCTTTACAAGGTCGGTGTCTACGTCCCTTAGTACTTTTGTGCCGCTTCCCGAGTTTCAGCCCCTGAATAAGGTGCTTACATGGAAGCATGCCGCTAACGCGGTAGCACTTCTCGTCTCGAGGTACGGGTCATCATCGACTCGGAAACTCTTCCGGGATTAACGTCCCTTTCTTCCATCAACTGTGAAAGGAGAGTGCAATGTCTGCGCTCGCAAACATCACCGCGTTCGACGGTGCAGCAACCCCGGTCTCGCACACCCTCGTGGGCGAGCAGATCGAGAAGATGGCCGACGGCACCATCATGGCCAAGTGGAAGGAATCCCTCACCGGGGTTCCCGACTACGCCCAGGTGCGCGTCTCGATGTCGAAGCGAAAGCTCCCCTCCGGGGTCTTCCGCAGCTCCGTGCGGGTCGAAGTGCCCGTCATGGAAGCCGTCGCCGGGAACAACCTGGCCGGCTACACGGCGCCGCCCAAAGTGGCGTACGTGAACACAATCGACATCGTCGGCTTCTTCCACGAGCGGTCGTTGATCGCGGAGCGGCGCCTCGTGCGTCAACTCGCTATCAACATCGCCGGGAACATCGCCACGTCGGTGGCGGCGTCCACGACCGGCTTCGCGCCGGAACTGGTCGACCAGCTGCTGACTCCCACCTAAGCCTGGGAAGGCTGAGGTGGCCCTGCTTCGGCAGGCGTACTCTTTTCTCCTTACTCTAATGGAGGTTTTATGCGTAAACTTGCGCATTGGGCTGAAGAGTACACGGAAGGCGAGTCTCTCGATCTCCTCCGTGAATTCGCCCGCACTCACGCAGAACTCTCGGGTCCCTACCGCGAGCGGCTTCTCGCCGCAATCGGAAAGTCGGACATTCGAGGTCTTTGCGAAGTTGAGGTTGCGTACGACGCCCCCGGCCTCACGGCCGAACAAGCGTTCCACGCAAGGCAGGCTGTAGCTTTCTTTCAGAAGCTCGAGCCTCTTGATCTCGGCATAAGTCGTGAGACTGTAGCGAGAGTCAAGTTCCTCAACTCCGAAGCGAAGTGCTCGGAAATCAACGCGCTGTTCAAGCGACGCCTTGCTGGGCATGCATTTGAGCCCAGGATGGAGCGTGTTCTTCACACGGCCCGTCAGAAGATAAAGGCGTTTTTGGGCAGAGTCCCGCGTCTCGATCAACTCGAGTACCGCTTTGGCCCCGGTGCGACGACCGTCACGACGCGTAAAAACGCGTCAATCCGACATAAGCTGTCGGATGGCGTCACATGTAGCGAAGAGCTCTACCCTTTGGCTTTACCGCTTTTAAGGGAGATGCCCGGGCTCTGCCAGGCAGCCTGCGTTAGCGAAGTCAGTTCTTACGGTGATACCGAAGAGCCTGACTTTGACGACTGGCCTGAAGACATCCGCGAGGATGTTCGGATGGAATGGTTGGAACGCAAGCGCGCGAGCGATCGCGCCGCCTCGGTAACCTATGAAGTGCCCGTCGAAATCCATGACGGTATGCTTCATTTCGTCCCGAAGAACTGGAAGACGTATAGGTCAATCGTCGTCGAGCCCTCGCTAAATGGGCTCTATCAGCTTGCGCTGGGCGATTATATGACCAAGCGTCTCGCTCGGTTTGGGTTGGACCTGCGGGATCAGTCGCTTAACCAGCGACGTGCCCAGCAAGGTTCTTTACTAGGGGACCTAGCAACCCTGGACCTAAGTAGTGCCTCGGACTCCATTGCGACGGAGGTCGTGGCGTCTCTGCTTCCTGAAGATTGGTTCTACGCACTCGGGAGAGGGCGTTCAGGCCACGTCATCGATCCGGTTCTCGGACGATTGACACTTCAGAAGTTCTCGAGCATGGGTAACGGGTACACTTTCCCTCTGGAAAGCTGTATCTTCTACTCCCTTGCGCATGCCGCCCTGGTCGAAGACAGGGGTGGCGAGCCGTGTGACGAATGGGTCTCCGTCTATGGAGATGATATCATCGTCCCGTCTGAGAATGTTGACTTTGTGATCTCAGTGCTCTCGCACTTCGGGTTCTCGGTCAACAAGGAGAAGTCCTACTGGAATGGCCCCTTTCGGGAGTCGTGCGGTAGGGACTACTTTCGGGGATTCGATATCCGACCTTACTACCAGAAGACCTGGGTAAGTCCTCGGACCCTCTTTAGCCTCCACAATTTCTATTGGAGGCGCAGCCGCTTTGAGCTCGCGGAGCGGGTGAAGCAATTCATCCACCCTTCGCTTATGCTCACAGGCCCCGACGGTTATGGGGATGGGCATCTCCTGAGTAAGGAGGTTGCCTACACCCAGAAGCCGCGCCATCTTCGTGATGGCTGGGGAGGGTATGTGTTTGACACTTTCACCATGGTTGGCCGGCGGGATTACTCGCCAAAGCTGCCAGGTGATAAGGTCCTCTCTCAGTACTCGGTGTATCGCCGAGCTGCTCAACCCTTGCTACCGGCCCTACCAAGTGGCTGGCCCAAGGACGCGCCTCCTCCACGGGGCGTGTTTTCGTTGAGTGAGGTTACGCAGTTGCCAGAGTTTACTTCCCCCGAAGGGGAGAGACTTAAGGCGACGGATTTGCCCTCGCAAAAGGATGAATCTCCTGCGTACAAACGCATTTCGATCTACACCTTTGGGGCGTAAGCCCCCACAGCGGATGTTCCGCTGAGCGAAAGCTGGAGACCCCAAATTGGGGATATACGAAGGAAG